TAAATGAGGATATAACCGAGATGGAGACCCCTCATTGGCTAGACCGACAGTGGTATATAGATTTGGCAGAAAAAAGAATTAAAGATTTTTTGGGGGAATAGTATTGACAAATTTGACGGGTTATGGTAATATAGTATTATCGGAAAGAGGGGTGAGTGAATGGCGAAATTATTTAGGGGGTATTTACTAAGCAACGGTAAAACTCCCTTATCATCTGTAAAGGACAAGTCAAATTGGTTAGATGCCCCTCCAGAGGGTGATTACCTAGGTATATTACGAGAAGATATTGTCCAGATAGATGTTGACAGTGAAGATGACGCAGAAATTGTCTTGAGGGTTGTAAGGGATTTAAAACTAAGATGCGATATACTCAAAACAAGCAGGGGAATGCACTTTTATTTTCTGGATGACGGGTGGGTAAAATCTCAATCCGTTGGAGTGTTCAGTGCGATGGGAATAAAAGTTGATGTTGGATTAGGTAGCAAAGATAGGGTAGTACCGTTGAGGATTACCCGAGATGTGACAACCAAGCGTATTGTAGATGGCGAACAAGTTGATGTGACAAGCCAACAGACCATTGAACGAGAGTGGTTACAGACATATTCAGAATTAGATGAGTTGCCAGTTTTCCTAAGACCGATTAGTAAATTTGACCCAGACTTAAAACATACGAAAACTAGGAATCAGACATTGTTCAACTACATTTTGGAACTCCAGAAGTATGGGTTGTCAAGAGAAGAAGTCCGAAAAATAATCAGGGTAGCTAATAAATATGTTCTGTATGAACCATTGACCGACAAGGAAATAGACACTATTACAAGGGATGAAGCGTTTTCCGAGGAAATATTTTTTAGTGAAAAGGGTGCATTTCTACATGATAGATTTGGAAATTATATGTTGGCGAATAGTAACATAATGAAGATTGATAATCAAGTCTGTATATACACTATGGACAATGTTTACAGTAATGACCCAGAAGAATTTGAACGAGTTATGTTGTCCAAGATACCAAGTCTGAAGGAATCCCAAAGGAAAGAAGTTTATAAGTATATTGTTTTAAAGACCACCAAGAAGGGTGAGTACGCAAGTCCAAAATATATTGGGTTGAAGAATAGTATATTGGATATTGAAACGATGGATGAGTTACCTTATAGTCCGAGATTGATTATTAACAATAGAGTAGATTACAACTATAATCCATATGCCTACCACGAGATTATGGATAAGACACTGAACAAGGTTAGTTGTAATGACCCCGAGATACGAATGTTGTTGGAAGAAATGATTGGGTATTCACTGTATAGAAAGAACAATATGCAGGTTGCCTTTATCCTAACAGGGGAGGGCAGTAACGGAAAATCCACTATCCTAAACCTAATCAAGAAATTATTGGGGAAACAAAACTATACCAGCTTGGACATACGAGAGTTGGAAGATACATTTAAACCAGCCGAATTATATAACAAACTTGCCAATATCGGGGATGACATAAGCAATAAATATTTAGAGGGTTCGAGTGTTTTCAAGAAGGTTGTAACTGGAGAATCCTTTGTAGCCCAGCGAAAATATGCTCAACCATTTGAATTGGAATCATATGCGACCCAGATATTTTGTGCGAATCAACTGCCGAATGTAAATGACCGAACAGATGGATTTAGTAGGAGATTGATAATTATCCCGTTCAATGCCAAGTTTAGTAGTAAAGACGCCGACTATGACCCATTTATTGAGGATAAGTTGATGCAACCCGAAGCAATGGAGTATCTACTTAAAATCTCCATAGATGGATTGAAACGAGTACTTTCCAGCAAACAATTCACCAAGTCCAGTAAAGCCGATTTGGAAAAAGAAGCTTATATGCTGGAAAACAACAATGTATTACAGTGGTTTTATGATGCCGACCCGAAAATAGAAAACGAGAGTACTAGCGATGTGTATCAACAATATCAGATGTGGTGTGGTAAGAATGGGTACAAAGCACTAAGTAAGTCGAATTTAGGTAGGGAGATTAAAAAACAATACGGGTATAGCAGTAAGCCGATGAGTGTAGATGGTAATGTTGTCAGGGTGTATATAAAGGAGAGTGATTGAAGTGTACTATTATGAGATATTAGTGTCCAATGATAAGGATGATGCGTGGGATGGTATCGGTAGGTTAATGGGATTGTTTAACGATTTTTCAGTAGCAAATAGAATTGTTATAAATAATGAAACTGATATTTTTGAGTACACTTATAGATATGCTATGATTTCTGAATATGCTTATGGGATGTATCCAATTCCTATTGAAACAAAAATATATGAATATAATTTAGAGACTGGAAGATACGAGTTGCAAGGGGTAAGGGGTTGGTAATATTAAGGAGGTTTTTAAATGTGTAAGTGGTGTGAATCAGAAAATCTACACAGTATCCCATTAGACATATACTGGAAAGACAGTGGTTATGACTTGTATATTTATGATAATGGGGATTTAGATTTGTGGAGAATTGAGGAAAATGGCGGTTTAGACTTAACTGGTGGGGCTACATTTAAAATAAACTATTGTCCTATGTGTGGGAGGTTGCTATGGCAAAAGAAGTGATTATAATGGTGGGGAATAGAGAAGTTAAAGCATTGGAAACAGCTATAAATATTTTAACTGAAATAGACGATGAGAATAAAAAAGGAATGTACGTTTCTCCCAACCCAATAACAGATGCACTAGGGGGATTAAAATGGTTAAGGTTGTATATAAATAAAGAATTAAAGGAGAGTGAGTGATGAATCTCAATTTTAATATAAAATTTAAATATTTCGAGTTAAGGTCTGCACCTAAAAGATTAGCTAGATTTAGTGAAGATGATAAAAACCATACAATAGAATTAGTCAAGTGGAGCAAGGGGGAATATGGCGAGGATTTTTGTTTTACCCTTGCATACTGGGTGATGGATAGTGAGGGGTATAACTTGAAATTTGTAGGGAACAGAATGTTTGAGTATGTAAGTATTGAGCATTTAGAGGTTTTATGGGAGTTTATGGAAGTTGCCCAAGAAGTATTGGATGATTACTTTGAATCATTAAAGGAGAGTGACTAATGGAAATAATAATTACGAACGAAATTGAAGGTATAGAGTTGGGTGATTTAGTCATCTACAAGGGGATTGGAGATGCAGAATGGGTTTACGCTTTTATCATAAAAAATAATAATTCAACTAGCTACCCATACACAGTTGTAGACGCAAATACATTTGTAGAATTAAACGCATATTCTTCTTTATCAGCAATAAATCAATCAACTGCAAGATTCAAAAAAATTGGTAAAATAACTAGATTGGAGGTATAATATGGGATTGATATATGTAGAAACACTTGAAGTAGCAGGGTTTTATCCAGCAATAAGAGGTATGAGAAATCCTTTTAACAGCCACTCAAAAATGGACAGCTATTCAGTTGAGCCAGATTTGTTCGGTGAGACTTTTGTACTGGGTGAGAACGATAAACAACTTGCCAAGAAACTAATCAAAGGGGGTTCGGAACATCGGAAATTCCTAAGACAAATTAAGGTATTCGCAAACGTGACAATGCCGAGATATGTTTGGCAGGAGTTGGACATTTATAAATTCGGTACTAAAAATTCGGAATCCACGATAAACACACTTTTCAAAGACGAGATTACCAAGGATGATTTCTACTTTGGAGATATGTATAATGGGGTATATTCAAGGGTGGTTGATACAGTCATCCAAGAATTGAACTACCTAAGACAAATGTACGAGAATGAAAAGGATTATAAATATGTTGTAGCGATGAAGCGATTGTTACCAGAAAGTTTTATCCAGATGAGAACATGGGATACTAATTATGAAGAACTTATGAGAATGTATCACCAAAGAAAACACCATAGAGACGAGTGGGAGTGGGGTGTAATGCTGGAGTGGATTGAAACTTTACCGTATTTCAAAGAATTATGTATTGACACCAAATAGAGTTTGTGGTATAATAGGGTATATAGATAATCACACAATATGTTTTTTATGTGTAACAGGAAAGGGGATAAAGTCAATGAATATGATTGAATATTATAAAGAAAAAGGATTATCAATTGAAGGTCAACATCAAATAGATGTGATAAGAGGTTGTATATTAGCATCACACTTAGACACCCAAGATAAAAGGGAAATGTTAGATTTTATGACAGCTTTAGAAGAATACCTTGAAGATGAGGAGGATTAAATGAACACTTATATAGTTACGGTTAGAGATGAAGATGGGTTTCAATTTGATTGTCCAGTAAGTCTAACAATAGATTGGGGGAGTGACGAGTACCAACAAGTTACAACTTATTTATACTCTATTGAGGGTAGTGAGATAATATCAGAAATTGTAAGCATAGTTCCTGTTAAAGATTTTGCACAAGGAGTGGTCAGATGAAAGTGATTAAAAGAGATGGTCGGGAATGTGAGTTTGATATTTCCAAGATAGTAAATGCAATAACAAGTGCTATGGTAGAAACAGAGCAAGGAACAGATTTTGGGGTAGCGATAGACATAGCGAATGACATTGAAGATAACCTAGAGAACCTGTCAGACGATGACGAGGTTATAAGCGTAGAGGAAATACAAGATGCTATTGAACAATTACTAGCCGAATATGGGCGATTTGACGTATCTAAGACATATATCCTATACCGAGCCAAAAAGAATGAGTTGAGGGAAAAAGGTTGGGATATGACCGAATTGCAACAGGACATTTACGATAAGAAGTACAGATATGACAATGAGACTTTTCCAGAATTTCTTGACAGGGTTTCTGGGGGTAACGATTATATCAGAAAAGCTATCCGAGATAAGAGATTTCTTCCAGCAGGCAGGATTTTAGCAGGTAGAGGATTAAAGTATCATGGTAAGAATGTAACTCTTTCTAATTGTTATGTGATGCCAAAGATTGAAGATAACATTGAATCCATTTTCGACACTGCAAAATATCTTGCTAAAACATATTCATATGGGGGAGGCTGTGGAATCAATATTTCAA